GTTCATGGCTGGGCAAACAAGGGTTATCCGTCGTAAATGACGATCAGGCGATATTGGCTGGCCTTAATGCACTATGGAACCGTGTCCGCCGCGAATTTCCGAGAGGAACGACCATCTTTCGTGTCGGCGTTACACTGTATGACTTGTCGCCAGCTGATGAGCGCCAGATCGATCTGCTCAACAATGACGATAAGCTGCGCCAGAAGTGGGAACGCGCAAACGGGGCTGTCGATAAGCTCAACAGCAAGTATTCCGGCACAATCGTCAGCATGGGCGAATGGAAGCCACCGGCAGGCGGCCACGTAGGCGGAAAGATCAGTTACACCCGCATTCCTTCAGCCGAGGACTTTTGGTGATGGGGAACTGGAAAACTCATATCAAAGTCGGAGATCTGGCAGACGATCAAAAGCTGGAGTTGATTTGCCGAAAATGTAACCGGCTGGCCTACACCGATAAGTTATTGCTCTGCGAGACGGTTGATCGCTCACAGCTCTATCTCGATCAGATTGAGAGCATGGCACGCTGCAAAGGTCGCGGCTGCAAAGGCACTATGCGCCTATCCATGGTGCGCCTTAAAGAAATGAGCGGTTTTATCGGCGGTTTGGCATGAGCGGATACGGAACCGATAATGGCCGTGTTTCCAAGCCCGGAGGCAAGTGGGAGCATTGGTGCGATGCTGACGGATGCAAAGCATGGGGCACATACGGTTACAAAACGAAGTATGGCCAACTTTGGTTTTGCTACGAACATAAGCAGGAAGGTGAAGACGCCTTGGCTGGACGAAGGCAATAAGCGCGCTAACTGCTCTTTTAAAAGGGAGAGTACCATGTTGAAACCAAAACAAGCAGGCAGTTACCCAGATCGCGATCTGGATTGTCAGGAAGCAGTAGCGCAAGGCATCGCGGATCTAATTGAGCAAGCGACATTGTCCGGAACATCAGAAGCTGACGCCGCAGCCGCTATTGCCGACACCGGCGTACCGGGCATACGAGATCTCATCGATGATGCGGTTGTGGCTGGCTGGTCAGCAGAAGAAACTGCAACAGCAATCAAGGTTGTTTCGGCAGGCATGTATCGTGGTTACACCGGCACAGAACCAGACGAATAGTGCGTAAGGTTCGGAGTCCCGGAGGTTCTACGCAAAGCGAGCTAATTCAAACGCTTACGGAAAAGTGGGACAGGAACGGGCCATATGATTTGATTATGTTTTTCAAATCGGTCGCCCCACTGCGGATAACAAAAAAACCCGCCAAGGCGGGGTGAAAACATAAGTATGCGAATAATCGCAAATTCCAGAGTTATCGGTTCGGCGGACTTCGGGGTTCAGTGCTGTCAACGTATCGCGCGACGCGATCGATGTTGATTGCCATGTTCTGAAGCGTCACTTCCATTCGGGTCATTCGATCACGAACATCACCGTTCTGCGTTTCCAGTCGCTCAATTCGGGTTTCAAGCTTGGTTATATCGATCTTGCTTTGATCGACGCCGCCTTTGATCGCGTAGTAGCTGCCGAGGATGCCAGCGCCGACAACGCCTATAGTGATCACGTTGCCGATCGTCATTTTCATATCAATATTCATCCCCATGACTTGCCGTTCGCCCATCGTATTATCCTCCATCACTTCCAGCAGCCCCGCATTTTACCGTTTTCGTCATTGCCCTCTACGCGCTCAGCGGCCGGCCGGTCGACCTTTGTCAGCGCGATCAATCCGGCCGCGCTGAGATTATTCTGTCGCCACCCCGCGCAGCTGCTCACAGTCTGCGGATTGCAGGCCGCGACGGCGAAGAGACACGACACAAAAATCATAGTCCGACAGAGAACGTAGCTTCGCATCGTCCTTCACCCTTTCGCGTTCAGCCTTGATGTCAGTTTGCAATTGCTCGGTTTTGGCTTGCTGGCGACCTTCGCGCTTGCCGAGCAGATAGCCGCCGCCTGCGAGAATGCAGACAGCGACGATTCCGGCGAGAAGGTATTTCAGCCAGTTCGGGATTAAGGCCCAGATCATGATTTGATCTTCCGGTATATGCCCCAGAGAGCAAGCACGACAATGACAGCGGCAATGGCAACCCGTACCCATTGGCCGCTTGAAAGCTCATCCTGCTGATTTGAAATCGTGCTGACGATCTCTGGTATAACCGGCCCGACAGTTGCGGCCGCGCCCGCTGCGCCTGCGCCACCGATAGTTGCGACGTCTGTTTTGTTGGCCTTCGTGGTCGCTGTGACGGTATTTGAAGAGACGAACGCACCTTTGGCCCATAGACCAGCCTCAGCAGCGCGCCGGTTGACGAGACCCTGCACTTTCCTGCCGCCAGCGTTTACCCATTTGGCTAGCTCACCAGGGACAGCATCATAATCGCCCTTGTTCAGCTTTTTGAGCAGTGTCGATTTGTGAAGCGCACCGGTATTGAAGTCGAACGAGACAAGAACAGCAAACTGATTGTCAGTAAGTGGAACTTTCACCAGACGCTCTACGCGCGCCTCAAACTTCGCCAGATCATTCTGCAGGATGCGTTCGGCTTCCTTGTCACCGATCACCATCCCAGCCGTCACGGTCGGCACGCCAGCCGCTGAGGTATGGCCGTAGCCTATCGTCCAGATGCCCGCGACATCTTTATAAGCCGTTGTCTTGAGGCCTTCCCACTGCTTGATGAGCGAAAGTCCCGCCGCGTTGATGCGTCGTGTCATTGTCTTTTCCTTAAGTTGTGAGAAGATTAGAGAGCGCCGGATAAATATCCATCTCATCTGCCCAGCGCGGCCCCGGTACGGCCCCCGCTGTCCGGGGTTTTTGTTGCCCTTGTCTCGGCAGTTTTGCGCTCTAATTGGCTATTATTCACTGCATCAAGCACTTGCTCGTGTTGCACCAGTGATAAGCCTCAGCTCGAAACGGTTACCCGCGAGCTGGGGCTTTTAATTTTCGTTATCGATGATAATCTGATTGAGCGTTGGTGAATATCAGGCCTTCAGAACGTAGAACCCCGGTTCATGGCTGCCCGCCTGCCGGGGTTTTCTTTTCAGTTATATTCTGGAATTATAATATTACACCGAAGGCCGCCCGTCATAGTTGCCGGAGGTGTAGCCCCGGATTTGACCTACCGTCGTCCGGGGTTTTCATTTTTCTGACGCCTGTTTAAATTTGACTAGCGCAGGCCATCCTCGAGACGCGACTGGCGATCTGCGCAGCCCCGGTTTGGTTGTGCGATCCGCCGGGGTTTTTTTATGGATCAAATTCGGCAGAATGGCGTTAAGGTTTCGTTAGGAACTTGGGAGACTAAAATGCCAGCAGAATTTTGGGCTTCAGTAGCGACAGTGAGTGTTCTTGTGGTCATTTTCGGCGCTTTGAAATGGCGCTGTAAGGACGAACGGAATTTTCGCTCCTGATTGCCGACGGTGGCAGGTGTAGGCGTCAAGGCGCCAGCAACTCAGTCGCTCTTTCCGCTCCAAACAACTCGGTCGCCATCTGTTCAAGCAGTGGCCATAGCTCATGATCTGAGCGGAAAGTGTTGGCGGTCAAGAAAATCTGACTAAGGCGGAACGGCTGAGTTTCCATTGCCGCTTTCACCTGATCTGCCTCATCATTGCTCATCCGCTCCCATAAAGTGACTGCTGGAAGAATTTTCACCTGCTCGACAACAGGCGGTTCGTAAAGAACAACCCCACCATTTTCCCACTTCCGAAGCCCTTGGTTTTCAAGAAACTCTGACCATTGAACGTCTGTAATCTCGATGGCTTCAGCAGGTATGAGACAATCAGGATTGTGTTTTTCGCCGATGACAGGAGGTTCAGGAAATGGGTTTTCGTCAGTTGGTTCCAGCGCTTCGCCGTAAACAGGAAGCTTGCGCAATCCATGAACATCTTCCGCATAGAAAGCAGATGGAAAACCATGTTCATCAAATAGAGCAAATTTTGTCATTTTAGTTACCCATGGCTATATAATTTATGCGAACGGGGTCTGTGATTGCTACACCTGAGTTTGCATTGACTGCTCTGAAATCAAAACGGCCTGCATTAAGAGATGCTCTATTCGTGACAATCAACATGTACAGTTGTGTATTATGATCACCGTTCATTGCTGTTGTAATGAAATTGGTGTTTGAGAAGGCAACAGGGAAATTTATTGAGCCGAACCCTGTAGCCGTCGGCGTAACAATCGCTGTTCCCCATTGGCAAAGTGATCCGTTAGGGTCTTTCGAATACCCACTACCGCCACCTAAACTTTGTGTTGCTCCCATTGTGGCGAACATTGCTGCACCACTGGTATCGTCTATTACGGTTCTAGCAAAAGGCGATAGTGTTGTTGTTGCCGCCGACCCAGCGCCTGTAAAATAAGGCAAAGCGTTTGCTGCGCCAGTTAGCTGTAATAGAGCCAGAGCGGCAGTAGTTGCCGTGGTGGATAATTCGGCCCACGATCCCCAAGTGCCATTGTTGCAAAACCGCATAAAGCTTCGGTAGCCAGCGCGCTGATACCAGATTTGTGTAAGTAAGTTCGTTGACTGCGCGATGGTAAAGACAAACCCCGCCAAAGGAACAGGGATGTTAGAACCGTCACCCCCTATGACATTCCAACCGTTCACAGTCGCTAAATTCGCGTCATTGATTGCGACCGTAGCTTCTCTTATTCGTGCAGGAAGCTGATTATTCGGAATACCTTGTGCCGCTACGATTTCGGCCAATGTGCCGTTCGGGTCTTGTACGCCGAATGATGATGTCGGCTTCAACTCATACTCACCAGAAGCATTACCGACAGGCACCTTGCCGTCCTCAACACCAATCTCAGCGAGATTTTTCAGGACGCCGTTACCGAGAAGTTCGATAAGAGTTGTTGTCTGCGCAGTCACACGAGCGCCATCGGGCAAATACCGCGCTCGATAAGGCGCATTCGTGAGTGAAGTACCAGTCCACGGTGACGTCAGCGTTAGCGATGTGTTGCTATTGACGCTGGCGATAACAGCAGTCAGGTTTTGGATTTGCAGCGTGTCACCGGTCTTGAATGCGGCAGCCTGAAACATGGTGCCTGTGCCGGCAATAGTCGTAGACCCGTTAGCGAGCGTAATCGTTCCCGACACATAATCAGGTAAAACGGCCATAGATTTGCCTCCCCATGCAAAAGCACGGTCTGGTTAGTCAGATTGCTTG